AAGAGCCGCCAGACACTGCCGTGGTCGTGAAGACCGCCGTGGCACCGGCAGCAACAGACTGTGACGTAACAATGTTATTGGCGGAAGCGGTCGCCAGAGGTCCGACCGTGACAGTTACTGGACGCATCTGGTGGTCCTTTCAAAAGAATTGCCTAAACAGATTAGCACTTTACGTCCCATCTTTTAAGCGCAAGATTAATCCGGCTGTTGGGGTCATGTGCCGTCTTGGAGGAGGTGAGTTTCTCCTTCATTCCGCACATTCGGGTTCTGAAGTTCTCTCGCCGCTGCGCCGCTTCGGGGCTTTTAGAAGCCTCAGATGCCGTCACCGGCTTCTTGATATTATGGCCTTCCGCTCGCAGAGATGCTCTCCCACGCTCGTTCAAGCCACCTTCGAGCGATTTGCCTTCCTTGCGTGTCCAGGCTTTCGACATATCAACCTCTATAGCAAAACGGGGGCATTACGCCCCCGCTCTACACCCCTTTCGGAATGCTCTTACTCGTATTCCATCTCAATACCACGGCCCTTCGGCACAGTGCCGTGACGAGCCGAGGTGAACGGATTCGTGTCAGAGCCAGTGCGGCCACCCGACTTGCGAGGCTTGCGACCGGCATGGTGATGAGCATGCTCACCTTCCATGTGACCAACATGCTTCTTCACATGACCACCGCGCTTGCGCTTCAGAGTGGACTTGTGTTCGTCGGGACCAGCGTGATGGACGCCGTCATGACCATGCTTGTGAAGGCTGTCATGAACGCTGTGGCCTTCATTCTGCACACCGCCGCCGTGCTTACGGGCGCGCTTGTGCTTGCGCTTCACATGACCGCCGTGCTTGCGCTCTTCGGCCTCGTGGTCAACTTCCTTGGCGTTGGTGCGCTCTTCGGGATGGCTCATGAGGTCTTCTTCAGCCTCATTAACCCCACCGGTCGCGCGGTGCTTATGGTGATGCTCTTTGTAGTGTTTCATAACCTGTCTCCTGTTACGCCTGCGTAACGCCGAATAGGCCGGTCGAAGTCGGGACGTTATACAGCAGCGGTGACTGCCGAACAACGAGACGGGCCGAGCCAGAGGTGGGGGCAGTCTGCAACACGTAAGTGCCACGGACATCGCCGGTCGTCTGTGTGCTGATGGTGGTACCCGTAGCCGGAGTGGTCACGGCAGGCGTATAACCCGTCGCGCTGGTCACCAGCAGGGGCACAGTGAGGCTTGCGGCGGCATAATACACGATAGTGTCGCCGAAGTTATCACTGCGGAACGGAAGGCCAATCGTATTTGATGTGCCGACCGAATAAGAAACCGCACCACCAGAGCCGGAAGGCGTGATGGACGCGATATACTTAAACGCTTTCAGACCCGTCACCGCCGACGATGAAGACGTCGGAACGATGATGTTCTCGGTCATGGGATACCCGTAGATATCGTAACCGGAGACCGCGAAGACCACCTGAGCCGTGGTCGTCGTGGACGGGGTGATGATAAGCGCACGAGAACACAGAGCCTGCGGGTTCCACAACTGGACGGAGCCAGCGGAACCAAACGGCTGACGCGAGGCGAACACGCCACTGATGGCCGAAGAACCATTCGTGGCCGTGATGGTAATCGGCGAACCGCTCGTGCCTGCAGCCACCGGAGAACCGGAGACCGTATAGACACCGGCAAAGCCAGTGCCTGCGGCAGTCGTACCCGTTGCAGGACCGAAGCCGGTAATCGTCGTACCAGTCGCGATGCCCGTGCCGGAAATGACCTGTCCGATGGTCAACTGGGCGGTACTCTGGGCGCTGGGGACAATCAACAGATTGCCCGCAGTACCCGAAGTGCCGTTCGAGATGTAACCCGACACCGAAGTGTAGGCATCAAGAGCCAGAAGACCCGTGACAAGCGCATTCGTGTCCGAACGAGCAATCGTCACACCAGTCGCCACGCCGGTCGAAGCCGACGAAGACGAGACCAGTGTCATCGGCGTTGCCGCAGCCACAAGAGCCGAAGCCGCAACAGAAGTCGCGGAGTTGGCTACCAAGCTGAAGTTCAACGACACAATGTCATTGACGCCGAGGAACCCACAGATGGGTTGACCGAAGTCCTGGCCGGGGACGTAGGTGAAGCCAAGGCGCGGGTCGAGAATACCCGACCCGTTGTAGAACATCGAGGGGCCAGCCTCCGCATTGTATTCGAGAGCCGAATACGGACTCTGGCCGAACGATACAAGAGGACCAGCAAATGCTGAAGTCGTCATGGTGTGTACTCCCTATCCGATTATTACGATGTCGGGAAGGTTCCCCATATCGACCGCCAGTTGTAGTACCCAAAACTGTACCTCTCGTAGCCTTTCACCAATAGGTTGTCGGTCACGAAATCAACTTGCATATCCATCTCGAACTTCACCCGCTCCATGTAGGAGAGGCCGTCGATGTTGGTCAGCAGGAACCACGCGAAGTTCGAGGTGAGGAAGTCCATCACCATGTAACCTTCGGGCAGACCGCCAGCAGTGGTTAGCACAGCGTTGACATCATTGTCGGCGGTGCCGGGGCGCAGTTCAGTCTTCGTCAGACGGATTGCGACCGGCTCCAACTGCGGCGGGACAATCAACTTGCGACCGCGAGCGAACACCTTCAGACCGGCTTGGTCCCTAAAGTTCGTGCGGATGGCAATCATGCCGTTCAGCAGGGTGGACTCGTTCAGGTCAACGTCGGTCGTGGGGCGGTTCGCCACAGTACCACCGTCAATCGGGTGAGCCGTGTTGATGAGCGCAACGCCGTCGCCTGCAACCGCGTTATTGTAGGTCGTCGCCGTGTTCAGGATGGACGCGCCGTAGATTTCCTTGGTCTGCTGGAAAGATTCAATCAGACCGAGGTTCGACGGATGGAACTGCGTCTTGTAGAGGTTGTCGTCAATCGCCTTACGCGTGATGGCGTAACCGAGAGCAATTTCCAAATGCTCCTGGTTATACACATAACGCTCGCCCGCAGCGTTGTCGAAAGACGTCTGAGCGCCTTCCTGCTTCAACTGGGCGAGACCGAGGTACCGCATTTCAGCAGTACGTTCGAGCGCCAGCTTCGAGTCGTGCTTGGTGAATACCTTATCGTACTGAGACGGAATCATCTCGTACTTGCCTTCAATCCCGCGAAGGCCCGGAAGGAGCAAGTCCTTAATTGCGGAGAGATTAACGGCCATTTTACTGTCCCCTTACGCTAGAAGAGAGAGGGATATGCTTATAGGCCTCTCCGGCTCTGGTTCTGCGAATTGAGAGAATACCGACCCCATATTCAGAGGCCAATTCTCGGTTTGATTTTGGCGACAATCTAATTTCTTCGACCTGCGCTGCATTCAGTTTGGTTTTAGCAAACTTCCCGCGAGCGATAATGTCGTGAATGTTTTGCGCCTGTGTTCCGTAAACAAGATGTCCCGGATTCACGCACGATGGATTATCGCATTTGTGACGAACAACCATTCCATCAGGAATAGTGCCACCCCACAATTCATACGAAACACGATGAACACGAAGCCGTTCACCGTTTCGCATAATCACGCCATAACCCCTGTCTTTTGCCCCTTTCCACTCCCAGCATCCGTTTTCAGAAACGATGGTTTTGTTCATAATGATTGAACGCAATACATCATCGTCCGAAACAATACGATGCTCGACGTAGGTGGGTTCGATTGACATAATGTCTCTCTCAGTCACCTAAGCCTCCACCCTTAAATGCCAGCAAACGAACGCGGCATCGAGTTATTGAACCCGACGACGATGCGATTGTAGGCTGTGGTGGGGTCGTTACCGTTGATGGAAACGAGGGGGCTAACCTGACCCGGCGTGTAGTTTGCCAGCGCCAGGATGCGGAACGGCAGGAACGCGTTTCCGTAGTTACCCGAAGGGTAGTTGGCGGTCAGCGTGTACTGGTCAGCATAAGCGCCGGACAGGCCGTTTGCTGCCGTGCCAGTGCCGAGGTTGAAGCTGATGTTCTGGCCGATGTTCGACAGACCAACCGGGGTGGCGGTCGTGTTCGAGTTTGCCGTCTGCACGACGAACTGAGCGTTCGGGTCAGTGACAATGTACGCCTGAACGTCGCCGTTGGCGTCTGCACCCGGCCAGTAGTTGCCCCACACCGGCTTTTTCTGCGAAATCGAAAGATATCGGCAACCGATGAAGATGCCAGCCACCGGAGTGAACACTGCAATCGAGCCAGTACCAGTGGTGAACGCACCAGAGAACGGGAACGACACAGCCGAGGTCGTGGAGGCCGAGACCGTCCATGCACCGTTGACAGTCGCTGCCGTCGAGGTGAAGCCGTAAGCGACGATGGTCGAACCAACCGGGATGGCAGTCGTGAACGTGCCCGCCAGCGCCATGATGCCGTTGGTCAGCGTACCGCCAGTGATGGAATAGGTTACGGGAGCCGCAGCCTGCTGGATGTAACCAGTGCCAAGGCCGGTCGTACCAGTCGCCTGAACGACAGGGTCACCGTAGTAAATGGGAGACGAGTTGGACGAAGCGATAGACGCGACAGTCTGTTCATAGGTCGGCGACGAGCCGGTCCCCGTGTACTGCCAAAAACCGAAAGGCGCAGATGTATTCGCCATGACGGGTTCTCCTTATTCAGGAGGCCATCATCACGCCCTAGCGAGATTTAGACCGGGAAAATTTCGGGCCTCCACGCCGGGGGAGGCATACTTTCCCATGTAAACCCATGTCCTGGGTCTTGTCAAAAGAAAAAGGCCACCCGATTAAAAGTGGCCTTCAGTTTGGGAGGTCTCGCCTCATAGAA